ATGCTTTGACCACGTTTCAGGCGTTCGGAAGTTTGAATGAGGCATGGGGTGTACCTTGCTTCGAAAGTAACACCGTTATTTTACCCTTCGTTGATAACGGTACGTCATTGGCGGGTGTGTATACCGGTACCCCTTTGGCGGGTCCTGTTTTTACCAGACGTGCCGCGATTGATCCGTTATTTACCGGATCATCGTTCCAACCGGCAGCACAGATGATTGGCGGTGTTTTGTATGTAGTGTACACCGGTGCTAATTCCACTCCTACAGGTGTCATTCGTCAATCCATTACCACCGATTTTGTAACCTGGGTTTTCACTTCCACTAGTGAATACGATTCCGATGTACCGCCGTTTATCGGTTTTCCTGGTAACGAACTAATCGGCATTTTTCCGTCGCAACCTGGATTCGCGGTAATGGCGATTGACCCAAGTAGTACACAATTTCAACGCGTCTTTTTCCCATTCGCTACACCGCCTATCGTTTTACCGCCGTTCATTCAGTTGAACGCACAAGCGTTGTTACCGGTGGCGCTTGGAACACCCGGAACACCGTGTAAATAGGAGATACGTCAAAATGAGCTTAATCAACGCGCCCAATCTTCCAGCACTGATTGTACAGCGGAGTTATCCGACAGTGTTTAAGGCGGTACCAATCAAGTTGGATTTTTCCGCCACCGGTATCTATACGCTGGACTACTCCAACATGCAAGCGCTAACGTATTTGGATAGCGTCCAGACGTTGTGGGTGGACAACTTCGGAAACGCACAGATTTTGAAGATCACGATTCCATCCACTCAACAGGTGTTGCAAATTGCGGCGGGATTACAACGGTACATTCCGGTGCTCTGTGCTAACCCTGTGAAAATGATCTTTGAATCGACGGGCGGTACAGTGCAACAAGTAACGCTCTGTAACTTCCCAGTCTTCACGGCGTAGTAACACAAATCAATCGGAGGGTAATTACATGTGGGGTAAAGGTAGTCCAACGAACAACACCGAAACCGACAGCACCGCGCAAACTGCCAAAAAATCCGGTGCCGGAATGCTTCTGAAGTCACTGGGTTTCGACCCGGAAGAATTTATGAGCGGTATTCAGTCCGCCCGCGCGGAGTATGAAGCCGCTAAGACAGCATCCGTTCAGGTAGTGCAACATTTTAACGCACGCCTGGATATGGACGCGCAAATTCAGGCGCAACAAATCCAGGCTACCCAGAAGGTGGAAAAACGCATCGATGCGTTGGAATACGGATTCCTTCAACGCTTCGACAGACTGGAAGTTATGTTGCGTTTGGTTCTGTCTGGTTTGGAAGTTACAGAACAACCAAACCAAACACAACCAAACGAACTGACTTGTGAAGCGTGCGGAAATTCGTTCGAATCACCGGCAGAATTTCAGGATCATTCCGAAACGTGTACGGGAGGGTAGTCAATTATGCCTAACGCGGAAACCGTGGTAGAGACTGTTCAAACCGAAGCGGCGGTTGACGGTGCGCAAGTTGTCGCGCAAGTTGCGGCGGTTGGTGATTCGATCATATCGGCGGAAGTCGCGGACGTCGCCGAAGTTCTAGCCGACCATGTGGAACAGTCAGAAGAACGACATACGGAAATCTTAGAGGGTGAAGAATGGCTACAAAACCAAATGGGTCTTTTGTTGACGACAATCCAGGGGACCCAATCCAACCTATTGGCGTTTCAGACGGCGGTACTAGCGAAGTTAGACCAACTGGAAACGATAGTGAATTCCAGGAGTTTGACCCCAGTAGCGGCGTTACCGCCCGAACCGATAGCGGCGGTGGTGCTGGAACCGGAAATAGTGGCACCGGAAAGCGGCGTGGTAGACCGCCCGGATCAAAGAACGCCACCGGAACCGGAACGAAGAAAACGGCGAATCATTTAGGCGGTATCGAAACCGTTTTATTGACCATCCACTTCGGACTGGCAGCAGCGTTCAGCACGCCTGAACTTGAGTTAGGGGAAGACGAAGCAAAAGCGCTGGCCGATGGTATGGCGAATGTCGCTGCTACGTATGACCACAATATGAACCCGCGCACCCTTGCATGGGCACAAATGGCAGTAATCGCCGGTGGCATCTATGGCACGCGTGTTTTTGCCATTCGCGCGCGACAAGCGAAAGAAGCGCGCGGTGGAAACGAAGCAAAACCGGTACTAGTGGTGAATCCGCGAAAGACTGACGCAAAAATCGTGGAACGTCCAGGCGGTAACATTTCTACACCACTCACACCCGCCGATATTTTCGGCCTGGGTTACGGTGCCACCATTCCGGAGGGTTTGTAAAGTGCGGTTACCGGACGATACACAGCGTATCTCTATCGTCGGCACCACCGGCAGTGGCAAAACCGCTGCCGGTGTTTGGCATCTTTCAAAAACTGACTTCATCCACAAACCCTGGATAATTTACGATTTCAAACGTGATCCACTGTTAGCCGAAATCAAGGCGCTAGAGGGAACGTATGAAATCACCACCGAAGAATTACCGGATAAACCTGGACTGTATTTCGTACATCCACATCCGGACGACGGCGAACGCGTACAAGAACAGTTACGCGGTGTTTGGGAACGGCGAAACATAGGAATTTATGCCGATGAAGGATATATGCTTTCCACTGCCGGAAATCGGCGTTCGTGGTTTCGCACCCTGCTAACACAGGGTAGGTCTTTGCACATTCCGATTATCACCCTTGCGCAGCGTCCCGCTTGGATCGATCGTTTTGTGTTCAGTGAATCGGAGTTCTTTCAAGTCTTCCGCCTGAATCATACGGGCGACCGTAAGAAAATGATGGAATATATACCGGCGGATATTTCTGAACCACTTCCGGAGTATCACTCATATTACTACGATGTTGGACGCAATAAAATTTGGACGGTGAAACCGGTTCCTACCGGTGATCAAATCGTGCAAGTGTTTGCCGAACGTCTGGAAAGTATGAAAGAAATTCCGGTACCGAAACCGCGACGTGTTTTTATCTGATTTATGTGCCGGTTGACACCGGTTTCGACAGTACTTATACTTTGACGGAGGGTTTGACTTATGGCCGAAGATACCATCCTATCCTGGACGCCAGCGAATTGGATCACCGTTATCATTATGGTGGTCCTAGGTTTCGCTATCCTGGGTATGATCACGAAAATTTGGCAGCAGAAAAAGGGCGCGGTTTCCGCGTAACAAGGTACCCGAATGGATTACGTTATCAATTGGGGACTTCTGAAACACCCGCTTAATTGGCTTACCGTTATTCTAATGGTGCTGATAGCGGGCGCGGCTTTCCACTTCCTGAAAGAGCACATCAAGCAATTGCAGTAACGCGCGCGGTGTAAATCGCGCTAATTTTGTCCCAAGTAAAAGGAGCTACCTGAAAAATGGGAACGTCACAGGCGAATCTAGCGCAACAGGCGCAGAACGCAAACAATTACGCGCGTGCGTTGATCGCTGCCAAAAGCGTACGTATGACGCAACAGATTTCAAGCCAAACCATTGTACCCGCGAATGGCAACGTTGTAAACGTCATCCCGCGAATGGTCGGTTTAATCATGGGTTTTTACGTGAAAGTTACTCTCACCGTCAATAACACGACCGGTGGCGCGGTGGCAATCACTCCAACCGATTTTGGCGCGGCGAACGCGCTATCGGCGATTCAGTTCACCGATTTGAACAATTTGGTGCGCATCCAAACCACCGGTTGGCACATGAATTTCCTGAACTCCGTCAAGGGACGTATGCCGTTCGCCCAAGCGTTGTTGAACAACACGATGGATGGTATCAACGTTTCGGGCGCGTACGGTTCGAATTGGCTGGTGATCAATGAACCCGCTTCCATCGCCGATGGTGCGGCGGGTACCGTCACCATGTGGTATTACGTTCCAGCAGCATACACGGACGGCGACTATCGCGGTGCCATTTTCGCGAACGTCGTAAACGCCACGATGCAATTGCAACTCACGGTGAACCCAACACCGGTTGGTGTTTCGACGGTGGACACCACGAACAACATTTACAAAGCAGCAGCGGGCGCGGGGAACATTTCATCGGCGACAATCACGGTATACCAGGATTACCTGGACCAACTGCCAATGGGGAACGGGCAATTTATTCTGCCCATGTTGGATCTCAGCACCATTTACGAACTGAAAAACACCACGTTTTCCAGTCTCGTTCCCAACAACGACTTTCCCATGCAATACCCCAACTTCCGCGATTTCCTTTCGACGTTCGCGGTCTACAATTCCAATCCCGCGATTGCTGGCGGGCGCGGCGTTGGTGGCGATATCAACGCCTGGAAATTGCAAGCGGCGAATTTGACCAACATTTTCAACCTGGAACCGTCGTTGGTCGCGTTGCGGTGGCGCGCGTTGATCGGAACCGATTTCCCGAAAGGCGTGTACTACTTCGGTTCGCGCGCAAAACCAATTGCTACAACGCAATACGGGAACATGCAGTTGGTTCTGAACCCTTCGACGGCAGCAGCGGGCGCATACGTATTAGTCGGGTGGGAAGACTTCGGTCTGCAAAACGTCATCACCCAGGCGGGTTCTCTACCCGCTTCCTAAAGTTCCCTTCGGCGTGTACCGCGTTGTGAGGGTAACCAGGGTGTTGAATCCTCCGATTGGCACCCTGGTTTTACTTATTGGTTCGGAAGGAAAATTGAGGATAGCGGAAAATGAACGAAGATTCTAGCGGTCTGGTTTCCACCATGAATTCGTGGTGGTCGCATCCCTTCAATTCCCAGGGAAGCGCGTTCAATTGGGTCTTATTCGTTGGACTCATTATCATCGCCGCTTTCCTTTGGCAATTGGTGTTACTCGAATTTTCAAAGGAGATATAGCATGCGCGTTCACTGGGGTATGATTGTCCTGTTTCTGATCATCGGTTACCTTTTGGGTGTCTGGTTTCCGGGTCCTGGTTCCCGATTGCGTACCGCTGTTGGCATGTAATGTTCGTCGGGGACCCAGGCGTAAGTTTGTCGGGATTGTCCGCCGCGTTTAGCGGCGGTACACTTTTGATCGGATTACGCATCGTGTTTTTGGCGGGTCGATTATTACAGCGGGTTGATGATCACGATAAGCGAATCGACAGAATAGAGGATAAATTACAATGAATCAAACGGGTGTCATTTTCTTCGGTCTGTTGGTTGGCTTCGTTGTTTTTATCACGGTTCGCGGGGAACTTGCGGCGTACCTGGACGTGATTGGTTTGGAAAGCGGGCGCATCTTTGGTAACTCTCCGGGTGCCACTACTGCCGGTTCAACCGCTGTTGGTATCGCGCTTCCTACCATTCGGTTTTAACAATGCCATTCGTGCTTATCATTTCGGGTGTGGTGCTGTTGATCGCTGCAATACGCGACAAACAACAGCAACTATTTTTCCTCCTGGGGAACGACTTCACCGGGACGGATAATTTCATCTATTGGTTTTTGTCTATCCTGATTATAGGCGCAATCGGATACATACCAAAGTTGAAACCTGTAAGTGATGGGTTTTTGGTCCTGGTTATCCTGGTCCTGTTTTTACGCAAGGGGACTGGATTCTTCGATATGTTTCAAAAACAAATCGGGACTACTCAAAGCGCCAAACCTGTAGTGTCCACCGGTAGCACGGCGACTAGTACCAGTTTTAATGGCGGTGGAACCGGTGGCGGTTTATCCGTTCAGTTACCCGGTATCACTTTGGGCGGTGGTCGCGGACAAGCGTTGTAAGGAGCTTAAATCATGTTAGACGAAAAGATCATCACGGCGGGTGTTACGATTCTACTTGGCATCGTTGGTGTCGCCGTTCTTGCGTTGCTGGTTTCCAACGCATCCGATACGTCTAACGTTATCAGTGCCGGTTCCGGTGGTTTCGCCTGTGTGCTGAAAACGGCGATTACCGGAAAGAACGCATGCGGCGGTACCGGTGGTATCAGTCTTACACCGAACGTCAATAGTACAATCACTTTTCCAGGACTCTAAAAGGAGCTTTCAAAATGACAGATCAGTTAATCACTTCGGTTGTTACCGTCATTACCGCAATCATCGGTGTAGCGATACTTGCGGTACTCGTTTCGAAACAGTCCAATACTTCCAACGTCATTGGTGCAGCGTCGAAAGGTTTCGCCACCGATCTAAGCGCGGCGTTATCGCCTATTTCGGGCGGGTCTGGAATCGGTGGGTCCGGTTTCAACTTCAATATTCCAACACTCAACTTTCAGTAGGAGCTACCCGCCATGTGGCTACCTTCGATTTTACGTCCGCGCGTTCAGACGTCGCCCGTCGCACAATATCATCGTGCACCGTTCTATCCAGTTGGAGCGGAAGACGCTGTTTATGAACCCGCCGCGCCCGTCGTTCCAGCAATGACGGCGGGTATGGTCAACATTTCGGGTAACGGTGTTTTGTACGCGCATACCCCTACACCAATTTGGGGACCCCAGGTTTACGCCAATCAGACCGCGTATGTCGCCGGTGTCGGTGGACCTTTGGCGGGTCAATTCATCGGCCAACCGCTGAACGTTCCGGAAACCACAAACGGGAGTCAATAAAGTGGATTTCAAACTTATAGAGGATCATCCCTGGATTACCACCGGTGCCATTTTGGGCGGTGGTTTTGTCCTGTATCTTTTGTTC